TACTGCCTTAAATAAGCAGAAGATATTGAGGTATCGAATCCTTGCGTTGGCGCATTTAATTTCTGGGGTATCGACTAGCGGCCCAAGTCTCAAGGTTTTGATCCTTGCATCGTTGGTTCAAATCCAACTACCCCTTCCATTATGTTGGTGTGCGCGAACGGTCAGCGTATAGGAACTGCGCCTTAGTATATGGGTTCGAATCCCATCACCTTCACCATTTCACCTAGCCAATCACTGCAATATTTGTTCCAATAAACTGGGGCAGGCGAATGTGGCGTGTGATGCCTAGAGTCTTTTAAATCTGGCCTGAGTTTTTTACCCAAATCGCTCTACGGATTAATTTGTGTACTCCATTACGACAAGGTTAGAATCCTTGACTGTCCCGCCTTTCTCATATAGCATTTTCACATGGCAAACAACGAGCACGCTAACCCAGAAGTTATGGGTGTAGATACAATCATTCAAGAAAACGAGCAGGGCGAGCTCCAGGAGATTAACCTTTCAACTGGCGAAGTAGTTACCATCTCTGGT